ATGAAACAAAATCTCGCGAATTTCTCTACTCTTCGGCTATGGCACTAGGTAGTGTTAAGAAGAAAATGACCGATTTCGAGATGTACGGGAAAAACATCCCATACCTAATGGAGGACAATGATGGCGAAAAGAATAATTGATTACCAAAAGCTTGTTGAAAACTATGATACAATGATAGAAACGCTTGAATATGATTCACAGCGTAGTGGCGGTAAAGCTAAACTCAATGCAAGCGTACTAGCAAATATGCATGATCTAAGAGATCGTTATGCAAAGAAGCTTGTAAAATCTGCCCCTGTCAAAGGAGGTAATTAGCAATGAATAATCCAGAAGCACAACTTGACTCTACCCGATTGGATGACTCAACTGCAATGGAACAAAGTCGAACTGAAGAGGAGTTGCTGGCTGACATTATACGGAATTCAGATTTCGTAGATACTCTACCCAATGAGCAAGTCCCTGAGTTAGGCGCGGAAGATACTGACGATGCAGACCCCGAACAGTCAGAGGAAGCCGATAACGTAGATGAAGAAGAAGAAATCGAATATGAAGAAGAAGAAGCCTCAGATGCGGATGATACGTCTACCCAAGAAGCTGATGTGTACACTACGGATGATCTCGATTTGGATGCACAAGTACTTGTCAAAATTGATGGCGAAGAAGTTGCAGTTTCCTTTAGTGACCTTATCAAAGGTTACTCTACTGAACAACATCTCTCTAGCAAGGGTCGTGAACTTGGTGATGCTCGTAAAGCAATGGAGGAAGAATATAATGCAAAAGCTAATGAATTGCAAACTATGTCTCAAGCCTCTGCTGCAATACTTTACGATGCTGAACAAAAATACTCTAAAGAATACCATGACATTGAGTCTCAAATTGAAAGAGCGCGTGAAGACGGTGATACCTATGAAGTTAATGAACTTAAAGACAAACGTGAACAGGTTCAAAAACAATATTGGGAAGCTCGTAATCAGCGTGAAGCAATTGTTCAAACAGTTCAAAGACGAACTGAAGAAGCAACTTCAAAAGCTTGGGAAGAACAAGTAAATTATTTCCATGAAGTAATTCCTACTATGATTCCTGATTTCAATGAAGACGTTGCTATGCAAATCCGTGATTTTGCAGAAGGTGAAGGAATTCCAGGTGAGCTATTAGATACTATAGCTGATCCTGTGATTGTTAAGTTTGTTGACGATTATAGACGCTTAAAACAAAGTGTAAGTAAAGGACAAGCTAAACGTAAAGTAACTAATGTAAAAAGAGCGCCTATTAAAAAAGTTAGAACTCGCAATCAAAAACAACTTGATGAAGCAGAGACACTAAGACAAAAGGCATTAAGTGGAGATGCAAGCCAAGAAGAACAAATGGCATTTCTGAGGGGTATGGCTAATCGCTCATTAAACAATATTTAATACCTTGGAGGGTATAAAAAATGGCTAACGAACTCGGTGTTCGCGGCACAGGTGGTCCAGGAGGCCCAGCTCGCGGAACTGGCAAAGATGTTTCACAACGTGAAGATCTTGCTAACTTTATCACGATGATTACTCGTGACGAAACTCCTTTCACTTCTTCGATTGGTAAAACCAAAGCAACTGCAATTTACCATGAATGGCAAACAGATCAGTTGGAAGCACCAGGCGATTCACGCATTGGTGAAGGTACTGATTACATTGAACCAGCATCAGGCGGTGCAACTGCAACTCCTACAGTTGGTACTAAGTTTGCTATCGATGGTCCAAACCGCACACGTTTGGGTAACTACACTCAGATTAACGGTAAGACAATTGCTGTATCAGGCACACGTCGTGCAGTTGATCAAGCTGGTGTAGCTGACGAATATGCTTATCAGCTGAAAAAGCGTGGTACAGAACTTCGCCGTGACGTAGAATTTGATATGATTCATTCAATGAACGTATCAAACGCTGTGGGTACACAGAACGCTAATGCACGTGCAGCTGGTGGTTATCAGTCTTTTGTTAACGCAGCAACTACTGTTGATTATGTTGGTGAGTTTCAAGCTCCTTCAGATGCAACAACAGGTGCTGGCACTGATGCAAATGGTACAGCGATTCCTCGTTCTACAATTGCAGGTTCAACTACTGCTCCTGACCGTGATCCTTTGGCACTGACTAATATTGACAGTGTTATGCAGAAGATCTACGAGCAAGGTGGTAAGGCAACTAAAATTATGTTGTCTCCAAAGCTGCGCCGTGACTTCTCTGACCTGATGGTTGG